CTAGTTTTCCGGATTTTAAGCTATCTATTATTCCGTCTTCTAGTTTTTTCATAGTTTGCTTAGTTAAATTACCAACTTGTTTTTGCATGTCTAACATATCATTAACAAAACCTTGTACAGGTTGAGACATTTTAAATGGTAATTCTGTAATTTCTTCTATTTCTTTTTTAACCTCTTTGGCAGGAACTATACTTTCTGTTAATGAAGATTTTAATCCTGTAAACTTACCTCTAAGCTTTTCTACATCAATAATAGCTCCATCAAACCATCCAAATTGGTTAATCATTCCTATAGCTGCATTAGAAAATTCCGCCATAGAAACTGCAGCACCTTCTAATTTTTCTACTAAAAATGTTGCAATATTTATCCCGAGTTGTTTAACACCTCCAGCCATTTCTGCAAAACGTTTAATTCCTTCAGAAGCTGCATGTGCCATATTCATTAATGCAGGTAAAAAAGCTGCAATAACGTATTTAGTTAAAGTTGTTATCTGGGCCCATAACATACCCATTTGATCAGTAAATGTTTCAAATGCTTTAGTTGTTTCAGAATCTAATATAATTCCTAAGCTATTAGCTTGGTCAAAGTATTCTTGTAATCCTTCTGAACCACCTTTTAAGGTATTAACTAATGCAGCACCTTCTGAGTCGAAAAATTTAAAAGCTAAACGTAATTGTGTAGAAGCATCATCTGCATTCTTAAGTCCGTCAGAAACATCCATTAAGACCTCTTCTGTAGATCTTAAACTTCCATCGTTATTACGTAACTGTATTCCTAATTCTTCTAAAGCAGCTTTAGCTTCCCCTGTTCCGTTTTGTGCTTCTCCTACTCTTCGAATAAATCTTTGCATTGCCATATCTAAGGTATTTTGTGCAATACCTGTTTGATCTGCTGCAAATCTTAATTGTTGTAATAGTTCTACATTAAGACCAAGCTTATCAGCTGTCTTACCTAAACGGTCAACAGCATCTGCATTTACTTTAACGAAAGCACCTATAGCAGTTGCTGTTCCAGCAGCTGCTAATCCTATACCTTTTACAGATTTAATAGTAGACATTCCTAGCATAGCAGTTTTATTTAAAGATCCGTGAAGACCCCTAAATACAGCTTTAGTAGCATCTACTGCTGTAAAGGTGTATCCTATTTTACGTGCCATTTTTCGTCCTTTCGGATTTTAGCTGA